TCAAGAGCCTCGTCGTCATAGCCGCCCTTCAGGCCACCTGCACGACGCAGGAAGACCATGCCGCGCAATAGCTTGGTCACGGTGTAGCCCGTCTCGTCACCGCCGCGTCCCGAAGGATCGACGGACATCATCGAGCCGGTGTACTCCTCGACATCCTTGGAGAGATACATCGGGCGGTGTAGGCGGTCACCGGTGAATCCCACAGCGGGGATGTCGTCGATCACCTGCTCTTTGCCAGAGGCCCACATGATTCGGATGGGTGCCGCTTCGCGGTCTACGTCCATCACGATCAGGTCGGACAGCTTCAGCGGATAGCGCTCAGCGTCGGACAGCGTGGTGTCGAGCATGAATTGCAGCAGGAACCCGCCGCGACCATAGGACGCCTCTCGGCGAAGAAGGTCATCCTCATGGAACCTAGTGGGTTCCACGGGTTGCCATGCACACCCAGGGTTGGCCTCGAAGTGATCCGCGATGAACGGAGCGAGGCGGCCGCTGTACTGGTTGAAGTGCTTGCGATCCTTCGGATACCTCGCAGGCCAGATGCGGATTTCGTAGCCGCGCGAAGGGAGCTGGTTGTAGATGGACTCCTCGGTCTGAGGCGTGCCCAGGTAGACGATCTCTGCGTGAGCCAGTGGCTTCAGGATCGCGTCGAACTCTTTGATGAGTTCACCCAGCTTCTCGCGTTGCGCGACAGTGGCCGAGTTCTTCACCACTTCCACGTCATCCGCGATGATCGTGTCGGCGCGTGAGCCGGTGAGCTGGCCGGTGATACCGACGGACTTCACGGAGGGGGACTGGTCGGGTTTCGCAGGGCCGACATCGAACGCGAGGTTCGAGTTGCGCTGGTCACCGCGAGGCTTCAGATGAGCCAGTTCGGGGATGGTCTCGATCAGCCGCTTGGTGAAGATCGAGAAGGCGTCTGCGCGATCCTTCGATGCGGAGACGACGAGTACCTTGTGTTGCGCGTCTTTCCAAAGGAGCCAGCAGACATACGCTGCGGTGATCCAGGATTTCCCGATGCCTCGGAAGGCTTCGATGACGCGGCGGCGAGGGCCGTATTGCAGGTAGGCAGCGATGTCGTACTGGACAGCAGTCGGCGCGGGTAGGCCGAGCTGCTGCCAGATGTGGTAGACAAAGTTACGGAAGTCCTCGAACGGATGCGGCTCGCTCAATGGCTCCGGTCAGAGCTTGCGTCGAAGGGGAACTCCTTGAGCTTATCCGCCAGCTTGCCAGCGGGACTGCCAGGGACGATGACGGCTTCGATGCCGTTGTCCTTCACGAACTGTCGGGCGACGTTGAGGATCGCAGCGAGACCCTTGGTGTCCGCAGCCATACTGTCGATTGCATCGGTCAGCTTGTTGGCGATGGCGGAGTGCAGGGTTTCGAGGGCTTCCTTACTTGCTGCCACTACCGCCCCCGAGGAAGCGAGCGAACAGACTCTCCAGCGCGGTCGTCCCGAGAGAGGCCAGGGCCGCAGCGAGACCCACATGGGCCGTGAAGGACAGCGTGGGGAAGATCACGACAGCGAGCGCCGCACTCATGCTGAGGCCGGCCGTGGTGATGCAGCGTGCGAGGGCGATCTTCCAGTTGGAAGGGCCGCTCGAAGCAAGGGTTTTGCCGAGGCCGATGACGGCCCCGGTGATGCCCAAGGTGGCGAGTAGTTTCGTATCGTTGTCCATGGGGTTACTTGTTGGTGGAGTAGGAGAGGGTGTAGTTCACATACACGACGAAGGACGAGCGACCGTCCGAGATGGTGCAAGCCAACAAGCCGGTGACGGCACCGATGGCGGCAGTCACGACACGGGAGATGGCTGTGGCCTGCCCGTTGGGGCTGGAGATCGTCGGTGCGACGCCGTTGCTTACGGAGGCGATTGACCAGGTGTAGGTGTAATTGCCGTTGCCGTTCTGACCGTAGGCGGCCGTGAAGTTCGAGGTGACGTTGCCAGAAGCAGGCGCTCCTTGCGCACCACCCGCTATGCTGGTCGGACTGGCATAGCCGGACACGGGGGTGTAGTTGACCCACACGTTGACCCATCCACCGCCAGAGCGACGGTAGATGTTCTGTGACTGTATCCACCCGCCACCCGACCTATGCGCAGGCACGCCGGCAAAGTCGCGCCACGCGCCGCCGCTTCTGATCTTAATCATGGCTCACCAAATCCATAGGTCTCCCTCGCCAGCAGCGGCGCCGGGGTCGCTCCCCTGGACAAAGATGCGCACGGTGTTCAACCAGCCGCCGCCATTCGCGTAGAGCCTGTTCATCTGGCTAGCGAAGTACGCAGGGCCGTTGTGCTGTAGGCCGCTACCGTTGCCGTTGATGTAAGCTCCTCCATTGCTGCCGGTGGTCAGGCTGTTACCGCTCACCTGACCAGGACAGTTCCAGTTGGTGACGCCCTCGTGGATCACGCGATACGCGGCTGCACCCATCGACCAGCCACCAACCTTCCACTGGTTGTCGGTATCGATTCCGAAGTGGGCACCGAACTGCCCGTCGCGGAGGAAGGACATAATTGCGGCTGAATACTGGTTGGAGTTGTTTGCGATGCATAACGCAGTGGCGTTGTTGTTGACGACTGCCGCAATGTTCGGCGGACTACCGCTGGCGAGGACTGTCCCGTCCTTAACGGTCCGCACCCCGACCGGGATGTAATTGGCAGGGTTCAAGTTCCCCGCGTGCCATACAGCTTGTCCGTTGACCTTATAGCCACCCAAGGTGTCCCAAGTACCCGTGCGGGCGTCGTACACACCCCGGACAGTGCCGGCGTAGTCTTCGATACCCAGGCCCCAATGCAAATGCATGCGGACGTTGTGCGTCGCGTAGGTCGCGTTGTCGCCTGTACCAAGCGCGAAGCTCGTGACCCCGTTGGTGGACGGTAGGCCGATGGTGCCAGTGAAGGTCGGACTCGCCGCAGGGGCTTTTGCATCCAGCGCGCCCTGTAGGCCCGCAAGGTCGGAGATGGCGATAACCACGTTGCCGGTGCGACCAGCGACAGTGTTGACTGCGGTCTGGTTGTCGATGCGATCCCAAGCGTCACCGTCGTACACGAGCATGTCGCCCACGCCGTACTTCACGGTGCTGACGGTGCCTGCGACGGAGACGATGTAGAAGTCGCCGGTCTTGGGGCCAGCCGGCAACGTGCCGGATGCCGCAGACCACTTGCCTCGGTAGATGAGCGCGCCGACAGCCGTAAGGCGTGCCTGCTCGGCCCAATGGAAAGCCGAGTAGTTCCCAGGCGAGACTTGGACGTTCACTGGAGCGTTCGCGTATTGCAACGCGAGGCCCTGCGAGGTTGCCGCCGCGTCCTTCGAGGACTGAGCGGACGCCGCAGAGAACCCAGCGCTGTCGGCGTTGTTCTGCGAGGTGGTCGCGCTGCCAGCCGCAGCAACCGCAGACGCGGCAGCGGCAGCAGCTTTCGTGCTCGCAGTGGTGGCGCTGCCAACACCCTCAGCGGCCTTAGTGCTCGCGATACCGGCCTGGGTAGTCGCAGTAGCCGCAGAGTCAGCAGCGGAATCCTTGGCGACGACAGCGGCGGCACGCGCAGTGTCCGCGTCGTTGGCGGAGTTCAGCGATGCAGATGCGAAGGCAGAAGCCTGCGAGGAGGAAGCCGCAGCTTTCGCAGCCGCACCCGTCAGGTCATCCGTCAGGCCCGTTACGGCCTTCTGGAGAGCCGGGAAGGTCGGCAGGGTCACGACGGCACCCGTGCCGTCTTCCATATCCACTGTGCCGGTCTGCTTGGTCAGCATATCGCGCAGTGCGTTCTTGTAACCGTTCCACTTGTCGATCAGTGCAGAGATGCGAGCGGCTAGTGTCGAGTTGGACACATAGCCGGGGTTGTCGTTGTCGGAGATAGTTACCTCAGCCCGAGGGCGTAGATTGAGATGGACGTGACGTGGAAGTAGTCAGGGCGAATCTGTCCGGTGCCGTCGATGCGAACCCGATAGGTCACGCCGCTTGTTGCGGCACCGTCGAGGGCCATCATTGAGTCGTAGGCGGTGGACGAGACGTTCATGTAGTAGGCGTGCTGCTTCATCACAACCCACGTTGAACCGACTAGCTTCTCCAGGATGATGAGTCCTGTGCAGGGGTTCGAGCCGGGGTTGTGGATCTCACACTCGACGTGGAGCACAGGCACCTGATATTCCCCAAGGAGCACAGGGGTCGTCAGTGTGATCTGCGGGCCAACACCACCGATGTTCGCTTGGATGTCGCCGTTCCATGTCGTGTACGTGGACTTCTGGAGGTTGCCGATCATGTTCTGTGCGGTGATCTGTCCAGCGAACTTAGCGTTGCCCGAACGATCGACAGAGAACACAGCGTTGTTCCAGTTCTTTACCCCGGCACCGATCCACATCGGATAGGCGTCGCCAGGGTTGTTGGTCATCTCACACCGGAACTCAAGTGGATTGATGATCGCGCCGTTGCCGTCGAGCTGGAACGTGCGGAACGTGCCGCCATTCACTTCGCCCAGGTTGGCCGTGATGGCCGATAGGGAGTTCGCTCTGATCTTGTTGGCCGTGATCGAGCCATCGACCACGAGCTGACCTTCGATACCCACGGTGCTCACGCCGCCGACCGTGCCGACGACGAAGGGATACTTGAGCTGAGCGACGCCACCCGTGGTGGTGTAGGTCGGGGACACCATGGCGAAGCGGTCAGCCATCACCGTGAAGGTTGAGCCAGTCTTGCTGTCGATGCCGAGACCGATGCCGGCAATCACAGGGATGCCGTCGATCTTCCCGCCATTCATCTTGACCGACCAGTTAGCTTGCCACTCCGGGTTCGCACCGGGATCGGGAGAACCGACCACCAGGGCCTCGAAGCGTTGCTGAAGGTTCGCGAAGGAACCCTTGGAGAACGCCTCGACCTGAGTGGTCGCGATGGCCTGCGCGTAGTCCTTCGTGGCGTAGGAGGTCTGCATGGTCTGCGAGATCGCCTGATCGCCCGCAGCAAAGTCCGCAGCGACCTTCGTGATCGCAGTGGAGCGCGCCTCGGTCTCGTTGGCGACTGCCTGCTTCACGTCGGTGATCTGCGCGAGGCTGTCGTCGATGGCTGCGCTGAGCTGCGTGGCGGACGTAGTGCGCGCCTCGGTCTCAGTGGCGATGGCCTGGTTGACCTGGATGAACTGTGCGGCAGCGGAGTCGAACTTGGCGAACAGCTCAGTAATCTGCGTGGCGACGGACTGCTTGTCGTCCACCAGCGCGGTCAGGCTGGTCTCTGCGCTAGCGAGGCGACCTTCGAGCTTCCGGCGCTCATCGAACGTCTGATCGCTGCGGAGGAGTTCTTCCAGCATGGTCTCGGCAGTGTTGTCGATGTCGTCGAGCTTGGTCACCAGGATGCCCATGATGGGCGACTGCATGATCGCGTCGATGATC